GTTCGGCAATAGCTTGGATGTATTCTGATTTAGAGCTTTCTTTGAGATATGTGAATAAAAAAAGATTCAGAGTCTCAGAAAGATCATCTTGAGATATTTCGTTGAATTCGTCTTCATAAACTTCGAGCCATTCTTTTTGTCCGAAAATTTGGGAAAAATTATTTGCGCGCAACACTGAAAACAGCATTGCGCACTAACTCCTAAACTAAAGATAGTTTCCCTCTACAAAATCCTTTTTACAAACACATAAGGAAATGCTGATAATCCGCGAGCATCGGTAGTTTTACCAGTTCGAGGAGTCCCGTAGGATCCGTATGTGATTGGTTCTAATATTTGTAAATTAACATTCCCAGCATTGGTGGTACCTCCACCTAACCAATTGGACCCGCCGCCGCCGATCATTCCGTAAACATTGTTATAAGTAAAATTGTGTCCGTGTGGTTGAAATCGGTCCCTTCTCCTCAGACCACCTATCCAATCACTGTCCGAATCCATCACAGCCACAAAACCACGTCCTTGCATTGCAAAGTGGCGCACCTGATTTGTAATTGTAGTTCCTGCGGTGATATCTGGCAATCTATGTTTGTAAAAACGAACTTTAACTCCAGAAAGTGATCCACTTGAATTCGCGGCTGCACAGGTAAAACTGATCGTTCTACTTCCGGAAGAAAGAGCTGAGATCGAAAGAGTCGCGCTTGCAGGAGCCGCACCAATTGCTTGTTGAAGCGTTCCAGTCATCCAATTCGTAAACGAACCGTGAACAAGGTTATCCTCAACAAGCGCATCGATCATTTTTTGACAAGCGGTTGTATTCGCAAAAGTCACCGTAAGAACGTTGCTCGAAATCGTGTAGCTGATCGCATCAAAGTCGGTTATGTTGGTTCCTAAAGGATCATAACGGAATGGTTTGTTCAACCAATATGAGACAAGATCGGGCATGCCACCACTTCCACTCGAATTGATCAATTGATCTGGAGAAGCCAAACAAAACGCTGGAAAATCACTGGAAGGACTTCTTAGATCATCCATCCAAAACATTTCTCCTAAAAATTTACGTTCCTGTTTGAACGTTACGTCTATAAAGTTTTTAAAGAATAGATAAACTTGATTGATTCCCTTTACAAACTTCAAAGGGTTATTTGTATCTGGGTTTATCCCAGTCACGATATCCGCGTGGAGATCCGTAATAAGTCCGGTTTTCACAGAGGTTGCTAGTTTTGACTCAGTAATTTCGCTGTCTTTGATTCGATTTCCTTTTAGACCTCTCCAAACTCTCAAATCTGATCCTAATGTAACCGCGCCGGAACCGTTTGTTGTAATCAATCGAAGTAGAATATCACCAGTTACGACAGAACCTTGGCGACAAATAAATTCGTAAGAATCGTCACGCCAAATGATCGGACCGTCGGAAGGCATATTCGAAGGGCTATCATATTGAGTTTCTTGAAACTTATGACGAACAACGAGAGTAAAAGTTACGTTATTCGGAACTACGATGTTCGCGGTTGCTGGAACGCAAACTCTCTTTCCAAATTCATCATAGGCAATGAGTGTATCAGTGAGATCTACATGATTCGCTCCGGAACCGACAACAATGGTTCCGCCGGAATCAATCCCCACGCCAAACGCATCCATGTCACGTTTTATAATTGCATCCGATTTTGATTCTTGTTCGTGAATCCAATCTTCTGGGAAAACTCTTTTTCCCACTGTTGGAAAAGTAATACCTGCGAGTTTATCCATTTGTCACCTCGTCATAAGAAGGGAAAACGATTTGGATCATTTCGATTTCGTCGTAAAGAACCGAAACATTCGTCTTAGTGTTGTTCTCAATTTGGGAAATCAGATCCTTTTTGATTCGCTTACAAGTTCCGGAAAACGATTCATATTTTGCGGCCTTCGTGGAAACGGTTTCCGCAAGTTCTGAAATATCTTCGTTGGAATCGGACTTTGCTTCACTTACAAGAGCTTTGAATTGAGCTTTGAGAGTGTTTTTTGCTTCGGTGGAAGCAATCAACCATACGTTTGCTTGTTCGCGTAACACCGGCCATGAAATTGGTTCATGTTTCGGATAACGTGAAAGAACGGTCTCCAATGCGTCATCGAATTTCGAATTGATGAAAGCGATCTTTTGAGTTTTATAATTTGAAATGGTGAGAAGACCGGATTTCAAAAGTTCTAAAGTAGTTTTCGGAACAAGTTGATCGTTTTCGATTTTTTGATCAGGTGGAACGTTGATTAAGCCACGATCGGCTTTTTCGGAAAGGGAAAATTCTTTAAGAATTCCTCCTTCAAATTTGAATCCTTCTGGAGGAAAAATTGTTCCGCGATGAATTCGCTTTTGTTTATCTTCAGATTTTTCACGATTGAATAACTCGACTTCAAGATTAATCGAGTCTAAACGTTCGACTGGAAATTCTTCCATCGAATCAATTGAGTAGACGAATACCTTTTCCATGATGCTCCTAAGAAGGAGCGATTAAGTAATATGGTGCGTTACGCACTCTTTATCTTTAATAGATTGCGAACTCGCGAATCTTTTCGGATCTGCGAGATTGAAACTTTCCTGTAAGAGTTCCACCCATTACAAACGGATAAAATTCTCCTCTGTATTCCCAAAGCTCAGGAACGTTTCCACCCACATTGACCGCATCTACTGCTTTACACAAGCCGTTTCTATCAAATGAATCCTCCAATCCTGAAAAGATAAAACGATATCGAGTCAAAATGTATTTTCGAGGAAGCATTTTACAATTCACTCCACTTCCCATTTTAAAACCTGTCTTTCCTTCTTCGGAAGTATAGAGTTTAACATAGGAAATTTCATCAGCGGGAAGACCGGTCGCGTATTGGATTACTTGACGTTTCGTTGCGACAGTTGGAACCGATAACTTGAAAAGTTTTGCGAGAAGTAATCGAGTACGGTAAGACTCATCTGATTCACCAGGACGCTTGTCTATACCATAACGAACTCCCCACAAAGAGAGACCTAACGTGTCGGAAGTTTCGAGCCAAAATTGACGGTATAACCAATTCAGACGAGAAGCTCTATCATCTAAAATAGAAAGAATCGATTTTAATCCTTTATACCAAAGACTCGAGGTGCCCTGTTTTTTAATCAGAGATCTTAAATTCTTCCAGACGTAGGAATTGAAATCAAAAGCGAATCGGTCAGACATAAACCGTTCCTAAAACTTGAAAGCTTGGTCCAGCATTTGCAAGAGACCCCGCCGGAACGTCCACGTTTCCAGGGAGATTAACATCGACATCAATACAATTTGGAAGAGCCTGATACAAGCTTTTGAGTTGAGTGTCAATAAAGTCCTGACCTTCTGTAAGGGAAAGGAAATACTCATCTTTTATCTGATCGAGGATACTTTGAGAAGGAATTTTATCTGCAGAAGAAAACTTTACTGTGACAATTTTATTGATTACCGTTTCATTAATATTATCAACTAGAACGTGAGCAACTCCTCCAGGATCGTTTTCTTCTGCATCGAAATGAGCTTTTATCTGATTCAGTTGAAAAGAAGACAAGGTTCCAACAGATCCTTGTAAAAGAATCTTAACCTCTCCATCGATCCCTAAGAGTTTTGCACTTTTGAAAATTGCTCGTTTTACAAATGCAAAACTTTCAGCCTCGGAAAGATACCAAGCAGGTGTCCATTTAGAAGAAACTCCTTCCGCAGTTTTTAATCTTGCACGTACAGAAGTGATCGTTTCTCTAAACTGGCCTTGTTGAACTGGATCTGATTCTAAATTGATCACGTAATTGATCCCCTCTGGAGGACTCTCAATATCTGCAATAGAACCGGGAACTACATTTCCGATCGGACCGTCAACTGTGCATTGTGCGAAGGCTTCTACGGTAAACTTACCTTGTGCATCCGCTACAATTCCAGCCGGAAGTTTTACGGCGTCCTTGATGAAGAATCGAACACGTTGCGCTTCATTTCCGAGAGTGGTTAGAATGAGTGCTTGAGGAATCTCTCTATCAATCATTGGTTGTGTTGAAGATCCGATACGAACCTTAATGATTGCGGGAAGTGAAGGCTTCCACTGCATTCCTCTACGAATCAAATGTTCGTGGAGATCTTGCTCTTCCGCTGTATGTGGATGAATTGCTTTTTGAATCGAAACTAAATCCGAATCAATGAAAAGAAAAACCGCGTTAGCAACAGCTCTTACAAGAGAGAAAGTTTTTGATAGAGGACTGAAAGCGTGATTTTTAAAAACACCAGAGGACTTAATCGTCTGAATATGATCGGAAAGAACTTGATCCTTCGTTACGTTTAGGTTCACGGCCCAACCCCAGGAAATGAATCTACAAATTGAATTGTAAAATCGGTGGCGTTTGCGTCTATCTGTACGCGAAAATCCGGAAAAGATTTTACAATTTGCCATTCGCCACATTGAGAAGGAACATGAGTTACAGTTTGAACGCGAAGATCGGAAGCAGAACTTACAGATCGGACGCGAATGTCAGGCATGGAGGAAACGAATTGAATTCGTCCGAAAAGTTTTTTACCTTTGAACGTACAATCCGATACCGCACTTTCTGAATATGCGAAATTTGGAATCAAAAGCAGTATCAAAATTTTATACATCGTTTACCTCATTAAAAGTCTATTAACCGATTCTCCGGTCGTCAATCTAAAACTTACAACCAAATTATTCTCAGAATTTAGATCTACATTTAAGCTGGAAGTTTCAATAAAAGGATGTAAACAGAGAATTCTTTCCGCGTCTCGGAGTCTGGCCGCCTGATCTGCATATTCCGAAGAGTTCATAACAACTCTCTGTTTCGAAAAGATTTCCGGGAAATCAATATCGTCAGCGACTTGCATTTCGAACATTTCCCGAATTTCCGAAAGAACAATCCGTATGGAATCCGAGTCAATTTGAAAATCATCGTTTGCGGGATCTAATACCAAGTCTCCGAAGTGATCTGGATCATTTCTAAAATCAAACATATTAGGTTCCTGCCTTTGGTTTCAAAGTAACAGAAGGGCCGACCGGTGTGTCGGTATAATCGGTCAAGTGAGTTGACAGACCAACGGATGCCGGTGTTTGCGCGAAAGCAGTGATTTCTTGTTTTGCATCTATCTTACCCGAGGTTTTGAAATTTCCTTCTTGATCGATGTCGCCTTTGATTTTTAGTTTATTTACACCGAGATCGAGCGTAAGACCAGTTTCATCAATCGTAAGTTTAATCAGATTTTTGTAATTTACGAAAGCCTTAAATTCTGAGAATTCAATCTCCACTTGATCTGCCACTTTCGTTTTTATGGAATCGATTTTTTCGAACGCGAAAGCCGTATATCTTTCCGACATGTTTTCACGAGCTACAAGTAAACATTTGGATCCTACCATAGGAACAACCGGCTCTGTCCAAGTTACATCGGAAATAAAATCATCTTTGATTTTTACTTTCAAGGTTTTCATGGTCTTGTTTACAGATTCGACCGTTCCGGATTTTGGAAAAAACATTGGGAAGCCGATTTTCCAGGCGCGAACGATTGCAGAGATTATCGTCTTGTCTTCCGTCATGGCTGTGGACCTATATAGTCGTTTCGGAATTTACTTTCGTTCTTAGCCGGTTTTGCAGATCCATTTTTTGGAGGTTCATAAAAGAAGCCGGGATAAATTTCTTGTTTGTATCCGTTTATGTTAAAGGTTTTAATCACTCTATTTACAAAGGTTTTTGCAGAGCGGGAAGAATCTTCCGTATCCTGAATGTCAATGACTTGAGAATGAGTTACGGAAGGATAGCCGAATGTAAGAAATTTTCCGTTAAAACCAGACCCGCAGTGTTCCAAAAATAATTCTTGTGCTCTTTTCGTGGCCCCACCGCTATCCAGTCCATCGACTTCAAAATATAACGACTCTCCGTTTCCGTAACTTCCTTGGTAAGTAGTACCGGTCTTTGGATCCTCTCCACGAACAATAACTTTGATTTCTTTCTTCTCTCTTGGAGTAAGTTCTTCTTGAATAATGTTTTGACCAAAACGAAAAATTGGAAACGATCCGGAAGGATTTGTGGAACCTGATCCAGATTGTTTCTGACTTTTGACCACCTTCTTGTCCTTTGATTTTGAAAAAAGATTTGGATGAACGAATGCCTTCTGTATGATCAATTTCCAGTCATGAAAAAACACATCAACTCCACATGTCTTTTTTAATTCTGAAAGCGCGTATCGAGCGGATTTATTTGCACAATTGATACTTACAATATTCTTAATGTCTGGATCTCTAACTAAAATTGTTATATCGGATTTAATTTGAGGATGGATACAATCATTCAAAAATGATAATAAAGATTCGTTGTGATAATTCTTTGCCATCTTTTTTCGTTGGCAAAAGAAAAACGGATCCACACATTTAAGTTCCAGTGGAACTGTCGGACTTACCTCTAAGACATACCCGTTAAACTCAGAAATCAATCCATATTGAGTATATCCTGCTTTCCAAGTTACTTTCGAATATTTCCGAATCGTCTCTTTTTTTAGATTCTTGTATTTGGGTAGCTTTATGGTTAAAATATCGGTTGGTATTTCACGAGAAGATTCTAAAATGACTTCGGTCACAGCGGGAAATTTTATCCCTCCAATATTCAGCTCTTGATCTAAGACAAACACTACGATAACCTTTTTCTTGCATTCAAAAGATCGTTTTTGGAAACCAACGCAGAAATGAACAGATTCATTCCAATGTTTTCGTACGGCTGGATATTATCGTTATCTTGTCTGATTCTTCCGGAAAAATGTTCGGTGCCATAATAAAGAAGACTCAAAGATTCGTAGGTATCACCGGATTCGATTGTATGAAAAACATCTTCCGTTCTTGGATCTGGAATCTCAATTTGAATTCCAGCTTCCAAATTTCTCCAGTCAAGAATGTGCGAATTGTTATCTAAGATGAGTTTCCATAACTCCCAGTTCCCAAAAAAGCGAGAAGATAATCTTTGTAATGTATCACTGGATTTTAATATGTAGAAAAAACTCATAACGTGGACTCCACGATTGAACTTTTTGCATCCAAAGACGCAAGATCCAAATCAAATTCTTCATCGGAAACGAATACAATCGTAATCGGTTGATTGTATTGAATTGGTGAGTTTGGAATTTGGAATGATTTACAAACTACATTCTTAATACCGTACGCTTTTAGCATCGCGTGTGTGACAGACAACGTTTCTTTACTTTCCCAAATATCTCTGAGTTCCTTCATCTTCTGGATCATTGTTTTAACAAAAGGGTTTGAAGGAGCGGCAAGAAGACCGGCACCGTAAACAGCAGCAAGAACTGTAAACTCAACCGTTATATTCCAGTCATCATATCCAGTAAGTTCCTTTATCGTTCCTTTCTTGCCAGGAATGGGCGTGAACTGGATTCGTTTTTCTTGTCTGCAAGTAATCTTAGTTGCAGAAGGAAATTCGTAATCACCAACAAGAAGCCGATCCGTATCCCCAGTAATGATCTCCGGTGGAATGTAGCCAGCGGGTGCAATGGGTGGTGTAATTCCTCCGATCATGCTGAAACTTCCTCGTATCGATCAAGTTCATCAAAGAGAGCATCCGCTAAAATCTCTCCGATTTGACGTTTGTTTTCTCTACCGCCACCTATAACGAGTTGTCCGATTAAACTTCCGATGTTGATTGAAGAACCTTTCTTTCCGGAAAGTATACCACCTTCGTTTTCATCCGATTCTTCCTTAAGTCTGGAAATAATTCCTTTTTCTGGTTTCAGAGTTTCATTGAATCTTTGCATCACCGGTTTTAATCGTGGAGTTTCGGTTTCGATACCGGACACGTATGTCGAAACGAAGGATCGTCCAAAATTACTTGTTTTGGAAAGCGGCCCTTCTTTCGCATCGGATTTATTTACCGTCGGACCAATTCCATTATCCCAAAGTGTATTCATTCCTTTCTTAATTGTGTTCACTCCTGAAAGAAGACCATCTTTAAAAGTGTCTACAAATTTGAGTCCGTAGTTTTTCGCTGTTTCCACTTTTTGATCAAATGAACTTGCTACATCATTCATTGTTGTTGCAAGAGTTGCCTTCCGTTGTTTCATTCCCAGTGCGAACGTATCTACAAACGCAGCTCCATTTCCGGTTAAATTCGACAACGGCCCTTCATCTGCGTTTGAATGTGGAAGAAAACGAGCGATCACACTCATTACAGTATTGACTGTCGATTTCAAATCGCTAATCGAGTCCAATATTCCCAAACCGAACGCATTAAAAAGACTCAATCCGGATTCTTTCATACGATTGCGGATATTTCCGATTACGTTACTGATTGCGGACCAGATTAAACTTCCAAGACCAAGGAACGGATTCACAAACGCTAATATTAGAGCTTCTTTAACTCCATACGGGAGTGAGTTAAACGCCTCTAAGACTTGAGATGTAAATCCGGTTACGAAATTCTTAAGTGTATCCCAGTGAGAAATGATCAAAGCCGGAACAGCTATCATCCAAGTTACGGGTAACGTAAGTAAAGCGAGACCATAGGCAAGGCCCTTAACCCAAGAAGGAGAATCACCCCACATTGATTTGATCTTTGCACCTGCGGATATGAATCCATCCCAAATCCCGAATAAGAAATCTTTGATCGTAGACCAATGCTCGTGTATCAAAAGAGGAATTCCAATAAAGGGAAGAAACCAAGTGATAAGAAGTTTTACAAAACCTCCAAGACCCGCCCAAGTTTCTGTCACCCAAGTCCATGCGGAAACCGCCGCCGTTTTAATCTCATCCCAATAAGTAATGAGCAAAGCAATTCCCGCGATCGCGGCCACGACACCAATGACAATCCATCCAAGTGGATTCGAAACAAGTCCGAGGTTCATTGCAACGGAGAACGCTGTCCAGGCTCCTTTCAAAACGAGAAAGGCACCGGCTCCAAGAGAAGCGGCTGTTGTGAGCATAAGAAACGTTCCGGCGAACTCCGCGATCTTCGGATTCTCTTTTAGAAAATCGTTTACGATCGAAAGTCCATTCGCAAAAAGCGAAACGATTGTCTTGAGACCGGAATCTTCGATTCCTTTTCCAAGGATTTTTTGGAAATTCTCCCAACCCTCGCTGGCTCGTTTCATTTGTGTTGGAAGAGATTCGAGGTTTGCCTGTTTCGCAATTTCGAGAAAGTGATAGTCTTTGTTTTTACTAAGCTCTACAATTTCATGTATTTTATCTCCTAATTCATCCGTCTTTGGTAAGAGGGCATTGATAAACTGTACGGCTTCGTCTGAACCATACGCTTTTTTTATAATATCCATCTCCCCTATATCCAACGAGTCCCCAAATTTTTTACGGAGTTCAGCCAATTGTTCTGAAGTGTTTTTTAGTTGTCCATTTGCGTTGTATGCGTCCAACCCCAGCTTACCAAATCCTTCATCTAAATGAGTTAGATATGATTTCCAGGAAGTTCCCGCTACACCTGGGTCCATCGTGTTTAACAACATACCCAAAACGGCTGACTCCTCCTCAAGAGATATTTTTAGTGATGCCGCTGTCGAACCAATTGACTTCATCGCTTGCTCAATCGTTTGACCATCCGCACGGTAAACGTTCGAAGCCCACGCAATATCATTCGCGATATTTTTACCAAACTCAACATTATCCATATCGGAATAGAGATGTTTGAATTGGTGATATGCCATTCCGAAGAGTTTTGACATTCCCTCAAAATTCCCTTTTGTCGCTATTGCAGCGTCTAAAACAGATTGTGTAAAATCTACGAGTTCAGTTCCATTTAAATCACTAACAGCCGATTTTAGATCATAGATACCAGTTAATATTGTATCAGTTGATTCTCCCATCCCCGACGACATTGAGTATGCTGCTTTCGTTATATTATCAACTTCTTTCGAAGTCAAACCAAGAGACTTTAGGTTTCCTTCCAATTTGGAAGTTTCCATTCGAGCATTCACGAATGACATAGCGAGAGATCCAACGGCCAATCCGGCTCCGAGAAGTGCGCCACCAACTTTCATGTTGTTGATCGCTCCTTCCATTTTCACCACTTCACCATGAGTTTCGCCAAGTTTTTTACGCATGGCGTCCCACTTGTCGTTAATTTCGTCGAGTTTGTTAGAAGCTAAGTCGCGTAGAGTAATCACTACACCAAGTTCAAAAATTGAGCTGTCCATGATCCTCTCCTTTTCTTATTCCCCGTTAAACGCCTTTACGATGGCGCGGGCCATCATATTGATTTCAATTTCTCGAATGTATTCCAACTCTGCAGCCAGTTGGATTTCGTATTTTTCTTTCTCGTCTCCGTCTTCTGGATATTCAATTTTTCTACCGGGAAAGTAATACATATTAAGAATTTCAAGTATTCCATTCCCTTGACGAAGTTCACGAAGACGGTCGTTTAGAGCTTTTTTGCCGTCACCTCTTTGGTGGTTGCTGTTAGCTCTATGAGTTTGTTACTAAGTGGGATGAAGATTCCTGGAAATTCTTGCGCCCATCCGTTTACGACCTCGAAACTTGGATACAAACAGCACTGACCAACAAGTCTTTGAGCGACGTCGGTTTGTTTTTCCTTTCTGGCTTTTTCAAATGCTTCGTCTACTTGCGATTTGTTGGGAACGCGACAGATGATTTTTCTTTCTTCACCTACATCAAGAAGATGGATCCCGCCCTTATCCGAAAACTGCTCTTTCATTTTTTCGATTATGTCTTTGTGATTCGAAAGGAAATCTTCATCAATCGTTGCATATGGTTGAGGAAGTTTTTCAAACGATTCTTTGAGCGCGGGGATTGAGCTTACTAATGGGTTCATGTTATTTTCCTTATATTCTAAATTTTTGAAACGACTTAGTAGTTTTCTCTTTTTGTTATGCGAATGTGATAACCGGAATCGAGAGGAGCGCAAGTTCCAAAGGAACCGCTATCGCTCCCGAATTTCCTGATTTTATATCCGCGTTGTATTTGGTAATTTTAACGGCCGGTGCTATGTATTTGAAATCGGGTCGTCCTTCCGCTTTCAAAATTGCAGTCAAGGGAGCCGGTGGAAGTTTTTCGATCAATCCACCGTAAGGAGCTGCAAGCATAACCAAACGATCCAACTCTTCGAAATAGATCTCTGCACTCAGAGATCGTTTGTACGACTTGGTTGTATATCCTACAACTTCCCCAGATTTTCCGTAAGTCAGTTCGATCTCGACCGCATGATCGAACTTGAATCCGGAAAAATTCACCATATCGTATCCGAAAATTTTGAGTTCAAGATTTGCGAAACTGTAATTTTCTTTGATGACTTCTAATGCCATTTTTTATCTCCTATTTTGGTGTTGCGAAAGAAGTTTCCCATTCGATCGCTTGGGTTCGGTTGCTTACAAACATTCTACATTTGGCTCTAAGAATTCGGTCCACGTTAAACGTCTTGTTCGGATCTAAAACAATCTCGTGTCCTGAGATTTCCTTTCTTCCCGGAGCTTCCATCTCTGCGGCGATTTTAGAATCTATGTAGGTTTTCAGATATTCGAGACCGCCGGAACCGGAATCGACTTCTGTATCCATATTCAAAAATTGTAAAGATTCGCGGTAAAGAATACGGTGCATCTTGTCCGCGCGTCTACGTTCCGGAAGCTCTTTGAAATCGGAAGAACTGACTGCCTTAATCTTATCTCGTGCGACGAAGATTCCTTCGTAGTCGTCGTATTCTTTCAGAACCATCAAACCCATGTCGTGAAGGAGATCCATGTAGTCTCTGTATCCTTCGTTCCAAAAACGGATTTCGGAGAACGTCAACGAACGCATGTCCTTGACGTAACCGATGGAAACGTTTACCGGAGCCGCCGAAATTTTTGCGGTCGCCATCGTTGCAAAGTTTCTCCATTCTCCCATTGTATTCCCGGCTGCTTTTACAGCGGAAAATCCACCTGCGGCATTGACTCCACCCGGAATATAACGAGCTTCTCCGACTGCTATAATCACTCTTCCTTTCGGAGAAGTGAACGGATCAAACTCGTCTTGGATGTATTGGAAATACTGTGCGACTGATTCGGAATCGTTTTTTCCGCGCGCTTCGAGAATGATAAAGGAAGGGAGGTGATGTTCTGTTTCCATTTCATCGAGAATTGCGTTACACGACATCGCAAACGCTCTCGTTGCAGGACCGAGAACGTGAATCCAGTAGGATCGATATTCTCTTTTCAGTGTTTCGATTGCGGCAAGTCGGGACGCGGTGGAAGCGGTCGGCCCAGAAATCGCGAACGTATACGTATCACCCAACACAAATGTATTTGCTGGAGTGGAAGCATTTACGAAAGTTGCTGTAACTCCAACGTCGAGGGAAATTGGAGAACCGGAAGCGGGTGTAATGATCGGAGATGAAAAGTTTTCGCCTCCGTCCGTAGACTTACGGTATTCAGCAATTCCGTGTGCGCCCGATTTTGTGATTTTCAGAACGACGACACGATCACCTGTTGGAATTCCTGCAACCGTAGGAAGAGCAGCCAGACCAGTGCCTGTTTTGATCGGAGTTCCAATTGTTCCTGCGACGTCGTTTACGGGACGGACACAAAGAACCGGAACCGGCTTTTGACCTTTAGATTCGTCAAATTCTTCGAAAAACTGTTCGAGAGATTTTACAAGTTCGCCTCGACCGAAAACGTCTCTCGCTTGCGGCGCGTTATTGATTACATAAATCCGATTTGCATCTCCGGTTTCTGCAGTTCCAACTTTAGAACCTACACGATCCGGTTTGACGTCGTTGAAGTTGATTCCACCGTCTTGATGATACGTGGAAACGTCGCCTGTTGCCATTCTTTCGCTCCTTTTCTGGAGCGAGTAAGTAGTAGTTTTGAGCGTTATGCGCTCTTTATTTCTTTTTCTGTTAGAACAGTATCTTTTGGTGTCCGCGCTTTTGCAAGTCCTTCATCGGAAAGTTTGATTCCTTTTGTAGGACTAAGAAGATGTTTTAGATCTGCGTCATTTGTTTTATCAAGAGGAGATCCATCCGTTTTCACACCTGCAAATTCTTGAAACGTCGCGATAAGATATTCTTCCGTCATGTCACTTTCCGGATCAAAACGCAAATGCTCTTTGAATCCTGTGGCAAGAGCCGTTCTTATATTATGTTTTTGAATAAACTCGTTTGTTTTCATAATTCCTCCGAGCTGACAATTTCTGTTGGCTCCTCTATTTCAAAAGTTCCCGAAGCCAACGTAGGAACTTGTTCCACTTCAAAAATTCCGTCTTTAAAAATGACCTCCAAGTAGATTTTATAGAGACTCGATTTCTCCGCTGGATCGGTAACGAGCGCAGTCTTTCCCGGTCGGATCTCCACTGTTGCACCTTGGAAAGTCGCGTAACGTTCGTGTTTTGCAATGTAGATTAACGCTTGATCTACAATTCCAGAATCGAGAGGGCTACCTGTAAAATCTCCTTTGGAAAGAATGTCTTGAGCTACGTTGTCCATCCAAAAATTCAAAACGTATTTGTATTCCTGCTTGTAATGTTCTTTCAAAAACTGGAGATTTTTCACTCCGTTTACAATTGCCGGTTCAAGACGTTCCGTTCGCCTTCCATTTCGTTCCGGTTGATTTGCGGTATGTTCTATCGCACAAAACGGAATCAACTCTTGAAATTTATCAACCGTAGGATGAACTTCAAAGATTCTTTCGTTCGAAAAAAGCTGACGCGGATTTGTATCCGGTGGAATCGGATCGGTTTTTATAGATCTAATCAATTCTTTGAGATATTTGATATGTCCGCTTTTCACTGTTTCATGAACTCCCGCATTCCGTTTTTGTAATTCTCCTTAAACTGTTCGTAACCTTCTTCGATAGAAGGACCAACAACCGAGCGCGCTTTTATCCCTCCAGCTTCGTAACCAAGTTCCTGCGCTCTCGCGTATTTCGCATTCGTTCCGACAACCGCCTCGTAATTTTCGAGGGTTGCAACTTCAAAACTTTTCCATAGATCTTCCGACTTACTCTTATCACCCTCGATTAAAAACCGGGGATCAAGTCCCTTCCTTTTTTTCTTGCGATCGTTTCCGGATGTAACGCTTCGTATTGAGAAGCGTATTTCTGATCCCGATATCCCTTAGTGATAAGAACCTGCAAGAGATAAGCGTTTTTGATATTCGCTTTTCCAATGCAAGATTGAAGTTTGTTATTTGTGTTCTTAAACAAATTCTTCAAGCTATCGTTATACGAAATTCCACTCATTTCAAAAACACATGGTTTCCTTTTTCTGGAAGTTTTAAACCGACAACCAACACAGAAAAGTTTCCACTTTGTTTCCCTGGTAAAAATTTCTCAATATTCCATGCGGTTTTCGCAATTTCTTCTGTTATCGGTATATCTTCCGCGATCGTTCCCCGAAAAATCCGACAGGTCTGATCCAGTTGATTCGATATGGATTCGATTTCATCGAAAAGAATTTCTGCAATCGCGTCATATCCTTGTCGCTCTCCTCCGGTTCCTTTGGTTTCCGTCTGGGTATTGAAATTAAAATAGCCTCGAACACTTTTCAATCGAGTCCAGTTATCTTTTTTGAACGCGTTTAATTCGTCGTCTCCAACGGGTCCAACGGACTTTTTCAATATTACGAAATCCGCATTTGTGTTTTTCTCAAATGATCTTCGTAGAATACTTTCAACGCTCATGCAAACCCCGAGTCTGGTTCCGGATATCTTCCGAAGAGAGTAAAATACGCACGGTTTCTAAATTGCGCGGCCTTATCTCCACGTTCCTCCGGAGTCAGTTTCCGCATTTTTCTACGTTCACCGTTCTGACCTCCGACTTGGAAATCTTCCGGATCGACAACATCGGATAGACCGGATTCTTCGATTATCTCCGCTTTCACTAAAAGGATTTCCGCCCTTCTTAACTCTCTTGGATAGGGAGCAGAAGGAATTGAATATTCCCAACTTTGAATCAACTTCAACGCATTATCCGCAACCGATTCCAAAAACTCTTCAAACTCAGTTTTATCCGTTGTGAGATTTACGGAATCGTTCATGTCCAGATCGGACGGTTTGATTCCAACGAGAGCTTTTAGGTCAGGTAACGCGTTGATCATTTTCAGTTCTCCTTATGCTTTCTTCTTAACGTGAGCAGCACCATTTAAAAGCTTCGAAAACCCAAAATTCAAACTGATCGCCACTTGTTTCATTCCTTGATTGATGATGGAAGCCGTGTCTACCAGAGAAGAGTTTGCCTCCTCGTAATACGCCAAGCAGGAACTCTTCTCGTAGGCTACGATCGTATTGTCAGGAACCGCAGGATGAACTTTCCAAGTGCAACCGAAGAAAGGAACAAATTCGCCTGTAGAAACGAACTTCTCAGAAATATTCAAAGTTTGGAATGATTTGAAGTTTTCTTCGTCGGTCAATATCTTCAGAAGCATCGCTTTATTCAATACGATGTGAGTTGCCTCATGCCCGTTTCCAAATTGATTATACAAAAGATCGATCAAATCTTTTTGATTAAAAACGGTTCCGGTAATATTCGTTGCCGGTGCGGCGGAACCAGTATTTCCGTCTCCGTCTACGATCGTTTTTAATCCTTTTTGTGCCATTTGCCTGGAGATTTGAAATCCTACACGTTGAAAAAAAATACTCATAATATCCACACTTGAACGTCTCAAAGATTCACCGGTTACGTTCAACGCAATGGCAACCTTCTCGGTTGTTCCTGGCATGTCTTTTGTCGAAATCGTTCCCGTCGGATAGATTGCGGTTTCCACAACTTTACCGGGTTTCGTTTTCTCTTTATCAAAATCAAGACCTACTTGATCAAACGAGGACTGCGGAATCGTTTGGGAAGAGGCTTTTAAATCTTCCACAGTCAAATCCATCTTTCCTAATTGCATACCGGCCAAAATGTTTTTGTTAATATACGCAGGAAGAAGAATCTTTGTTTCTTCTGTCTTGTAGAAATCACTGACAAGAGTTGCAGAATTGTTCGGATTCAGGCCGTAGGCCAACAACTGACGATCGATTGAGTCGATCTTGAGCGCGTTCGAACTTGGATCCGGATTGAATCCTAATTTTTCCTCTTTACGATTTAGAACCTGCTCTACGGTTTTTCCCGTTCGTTTTGCTTCGCTGTAGATATCGAGATCAAATTCCACTTTTTTGATTTCTGCTTTCGGAATTTTTAGATTCCTCTTGGTCGGGAAGAAAAGTCCCGCTGTTGCGAGTCCAATACCACCTCTAACACTGAATTCACCGGTCTCGATAAAAATACCTAATGTGTTGACTTCGATTCCCGAAAATACCCCTTGAGTTCCGAGAAGTGCTACCAAACCCAAAAGAATATATGCAATTTTTTTCATGTTTTTCTCCTTATCCTTTAATGAAAAAAACTATACCGTCTTTTACAGACAGAATGAGGTATGTTTTCCCACCTGGATCTTTCTTTACTTTCCCGTCTGCGTCTGCTACGAGCGTATCGTTTCCGGATGGTGTTGGCCCGGAAAATGGAAGGCTGAAAACGCCGTCTATTTTGACCCCGACCAAATCTTTTTCGATCTTGATGATCTCTCCGTCGAACTTATTGCCATTTGCACATAGCGAAACGGTCATATCTCCCGAAACGTAACAGACTTTTCCGACGTCCTCTTTTTTGAGTCCGGAATGTTTAAACGTATAGATTTCCGGAGTTCTCAGTCCGGAAGGATCAACGCTAAAAGGTTCTTCAATCATTGTTTTCTCCTTAAACTTCGAAGTAATCAGACGTATCGTCGTTGGGAGTCGATACCCCGGATGCTCTCGATTTATTTCCGAGTTCATCTGTACGAACCGGGAACTTTTCTTCCAATTTCGTCCCGTATTGATGAGCGAGTGCTTTGAGTTGTTTCAAGTCTGCGGACTCAATCATCTCCTCGATCGTCTTGTCTGCCTTCCCGTTTACGAATAAACGATACGCTTTCAGGACTTCCTTCCGATTGTGTTCGAGAATTTTGTTTGGCTCGTCTAAGAGTTCCTTTAGTTTTGCAACGTTTGATTCATGATCAAACCCTGCGGGGAACGTTTCCTGATTTGTGAGTCCTGCGTAGGAATTGAGAGAAGTCTTTAATCTCGAAATTTCAGAGCCCGCTTTTTGTAAGACGACCTCGCATTGTTCCGAAGACAACTCAACATCCTCGCCCTGTTTGACCAGACCGAGGGATTCCAACGAAAGACCCAATGCAAGAAGCAATTTTGCTTTGAGTTTCATATTTTCCTCTCTTTGTGATTCTTCCTCCCCCGGCTCGGACGAGGTTTGTTGAAAATGATTCAGCGATAATTTTTTGGCGTTAGGGTCTGCGCCAGCGCATACGATCGAAACCTCAGGAACGGCTATGATCTTGGTAATGATCAAACGAACTACAGAGCCGTTGATTTCTTCGCCAAGGTGCCAGTAGAAGTTTTCTAAATCGGGATGAGATTTTATAAATGTGAATTGAATTCCAACGGAACATGAATCCAGAATGGGCGGATCCGTTTCGAGACGATCAATGATCGACGAAGCGAATTTCTTAAAGAATCGAAATCGTCCATTGACGCCTTCGTGTCCTTTTTCTTCGATCCATAGTGTAGTTGGAACTGCACCGATTGAATTCTCTACAAAGGTTTCATGATCTTTGTAGATTTTGCTCTGGAAGAGTGAAGTCGCGTTTTTTAGAACGTCGTCTTTTGTGAAATCGAGAGCATAACATTCAATGAATGCCTTAGACAACATTCTGAATTCGTATTCAACATACGGTAATTCGGGGGAAGTAGGCTCTTGAGGAATTGTTGGAGTAGAAAGTTTCTTTCCACCAGAAAGAACTCTTCCAGATGCGTATAACACAACCGAACCTTGACCGGATCGATTGAGTTTTACACCATTGTCAAGTTTAGCCCAACCGTGCGAGTCGTATTGGAGTTGTTTCTTTTCTTTCTCTTTCGTTGCCATTGCTTCCATTTTGGAAGCGTATTAAGTAATTTTTCGCGGGTTCCCGCTCTATTTATTTGTAGTATAACTCTTTCGCGACTTCTCGCACATGCTCAGGAAGATTTTCCAAAGGAAATTTTCCCTCTGAAATTTCGAAGAGAAAAAATCTCCACGAACTTTCGGACAAATCTTGCCCACCAAATAGGTGACTCAAAATCTGCGCTTTACGAACTAACTCTTGATCGAACTCAGGATATTTTCCATCCAAATCATCAAGGATCTCGACAAGCATTTCCTGCTCTTCGACACATCCACTTTCTACTGTCTCGACTAATTTTGAAACTCTTTCGTAGTTCATAAAATTCTCAAATACGAATCTGTATAATTGTCTCGATCGAGTAAAAACAAGGAATCGATTTCGAACGTGTCCGCATCGACAGGAACGAACCATTTTTCTCCACTTTTTTTGGTTTGGACAAATCCATATTTGTAGGTTCGAATTCCTGTCCGTTTATTTTCATGAATATACGCATACAGCATACTAAAGTTTTTCACAACATCAAGGGCCTTAGATGCGTAACTGGCCTCTGTTTTTCCAAAACTTTTTGAACTTCCATCCCTCTCCCTCTTCGCCCAATGAGCATTGAGATTTTCAGAATTCCAAACTGCATTTCCCTGAATCGCCGCAATTTTATTGAGCAACTCGTCCGGTTCTAATCCACTGAGACTTTTTTCTCGTTCTCTATTATTCGCCACGAGTCTCTTGTTTTCCTTGAGAGGCTTTTCAATTTTTCCCTGTAGCTCCGTTTTTCCGCCTTTTCCTGTGACTCGGTTTATAACCGATTTCATGAACGTCACGATCGTCGTTCTGCATCGAAAGTGAAACGGCGGAGCCTTTACATTCAGTTTTTTTAGAACGTCCGAGGAGTTCATCGACGGAAATTCTTTCAAATCCTGTGCTGTCGGTTGTCTGTATGAATCCCAAAAATTTTCATCCACCGGCTTCGAAATGAATTCATTTACAAATTGATTCATTTCTGAAACTTGAAACTTTCGTCCGTTCAGTTCTCGGCAAATCGGAGACGTTTTCGCGTCCATGATTGCGACGATTTCAACCTCTGTAATTCCAAGACTTTCCATTCTCTGAATTCGGGAAAAATTCTGAGACGTGTAAACTTTGTTTCGGAAAATATCCTCAACCCTTCGAACAGTATCCTTGTCCGTTAGATCGATTTCGAGTTTTTCTTTTAAGGTTTTGAGAGCTTCCGCTTTCGTTTTACTTCCGTCTAAAGCGGAACGAATCGATTCCTCAAAAGTTTCCCTTTTTCCATTGAAGAGTTTTCCGTAGTCCGCGTTGTTCAATCGTTCGAAAAAATCAAGTGCGTCCTGATTAATTCTTGGAGCAATATCTTTTACGCTGGTCTCATACGCTTGTCCCAGTTCCCACGCTTCCCGAGTAAATTCCTCAACCTGATCCCGAGTTAAATCCGGGAATTCGGTTCCCATTTCTCGGATAATGTAATCTGTAATTACCTTTACCGCATCCTCCGAATCGAGTTCGAATCGGATCCCGCTTAGAACGTTTTGAATCTGCTCATCATACGAGTGAAAAATTCGTTTCAGTCCACGAGAAACAATTTCCTCTAATTGTTTTTCTTCCTCCTCATTCCACTTTCCTCCTAATGTTTGCGTCCTCGTCGAACAGCAGTCGTCCGAGTGCCGTTTTTTTTTCGAGTTCCTCCTCGAAATCTATTAGATTATCATGATTTTCATCCGAAGATGGGAATTTCTGTTCGGAACCTTTTTTCGAACCCCTTCCTTTTCGCTTGAAAAGGTGTTCATAGGTGTTCACGAGTCTTTTCCCCTCCTCCGATAAGGGGTCTATGCCTGAACGCCTTAAAATCGCGTGTAACGCGTTTTTGGAAACGCGGGTCCCGGTGGCCTTTTCGTATCCGATTTCTTTCGCTGCCTGGTCATCACTGATGATTACACGATCAGCGAGCGAAAGGATTCTATTTACACGCACCGTCTCCGCTTCTTCGTCTGTCTTTCTTGCCACGGCATCGTTCTCTGGAGTCAGTGAACGGCCTTTCTTCCAAGTCGCCTTTAGGCGAGTAAATTTATAACCCTTCATCCTCAGATGTAAGGTCATAGTTTTTTCCATAAAACGTTTTACGACATGACGGATGTTTTCGCCTTGTATCAAAAATAATATAGCCGCAAATTTCGCGTAGGTTTCCGTAACCGAATAGGAACGACCTAACATAAATAAATCTATATTCAATCCTGACGCGATTTGTTCTTCGTTCACACGCCAAACGTCTTGGAAACTCGACGATTTATCCGAAGTAATGGAGTTGTGTTGAATTTGGGTTCCTTCGGTTCCAACGAGCAACCCCGAATCAATCGACTTTTCAATGTCTCGCGTTGCATTTTTTAGATAGCGTTCTTGTTCCGTAGATTCCGATTTTAAATCCGCTCCGTAGGGGAGACGGAATTTTTTGAGAATTACGGATATAAATCCAAGGAGTCCCCATTTCGTGATCATCCTCTTTATGCTCGCCGTTGCTTTGGCTTGTGTAAACATCGCGTCTATCGCGGAGATTGCGGGTGGAATTGCGTAAGGATTGTTTTCTGATTTTTCTAAAGCTTCATAGGTGTATTGCAGTTGATTCAGAGGAATCAACGATCCATTTTTAAGTTCTTGAAACGGTGCATATTTATAACGAACCTCTCCGTTTTTTCCCTCTATTTTTTGTTTCTTAAATCGAATTTCAGCGACAGGAATCAATTGTATCTCTTCGATTTCGGATAAGTCCAGAGACGGAACACCTTCCGCAGAAAGCGCGCCCATCACGGCGAGTTGACGCATCAATCCATTCGTAAGTCCCGGATGATTATCGTCCCAGATTGCTAAATCAAGAATCGCCGCGTCTTCGGTCGCTTTGCTTGCCCCTTCCAATTTCCAATCAAAACCAGTATTCAGTAATAGAATCGTACGTTTGATACTCTGATTGAAATCTGAATTTATGAGAGAGAGTTTATCCAGAATAGGCAGCATCTCCAACGGATAATTAGGTGACACATCGGAAAAGTATTCCTTAACTTCCCTTCTTGAATCTTTGAACTTCTTGATCTCAGGCGCAGCAACAAAACTATTCTGACTACTGAATATAAAAGTTTTAGCTCGTTCTAAAAGATTCATTAAAGCGGCCCCAATTTGTATGCAAGACGTAAGCTATTCAGAGCCATTCCAAAGTGATTCGGAACTTTCTTTTTGAATGAGTATTTTGGTTTCCCGTTTTCATCTTCTCCGCGTTCACGAACAAGCATCGTAAGATGAAAATCCAATTCTTCAGCAAGTGTTAGGTCAGGTCCTGACAACTGCCTCTTATCTGGAAATAGAAACATTCCCGCCTTGATTGCATCTACTGTATCTTGTAACGATTCGTCTCTATTTACATTCACAACCTCGATCCCTTCGTTTTCATCCTCAGAAACGATTTCCTCACTTGTCGTTGAATACTTCTTTGCAAAGTATTGGATTCGAATGAAGTCGCGAAATTTTTGTGCCGTTCGAACCGACCAAGCCTTATTCGGCAATGCGTCAACGATGCCACTGTAGACTTGAAAATTTTGAATAGACTGATCGATTCTTCCAGTTTCCAAAACTGAGAATTTCGCCGGATAAATTTTGATTTTATTCGTTGACGTAAGCTCTCCAAAAAGCATGTGAACGATATCGCCTTGATCGGCGCCCATATATGTAAATGTATGACATCCTTTCGGAATCCCGTGATCTCCCCGATGTTGATCTAAAATGGATTGAGTGATTGGTGATTCTTCCTCTGTCGAATACGGCCACCCAAGAACTGAGATATAGAAGTTTTTAAGTTTGAGTGAATTCCCTTGGGAATCCATCCACTTTTCTCTATGCTGTTTTGCAGTGCGTGCATTCGTGAAGAATTGCGAAACCTGAACGCTCGTATTTTTGTGTTTGGTTTTTTTAGCAACATACGTTCCTTTTTGCATATTCAACGGACGATTGCATTTTCGATTCTGGCAGGCGAAACTTTGTCCGTTGGGAATCCAAATTCGTGAACGGGTTGGTTCGTCGTCCTGCAAAAAAGACTCAACGATATTCGTCCAATGATTACAGCTCGAACACTTATTTAGATACATGTGTTGAGTTCCATCCAGCCATTCGGCATGAATTCCAAAATTTGGAAATGAAGGTTGTGAGGCCGATCGTCGAAAGCCATATTTTGAATGTGAAATCCTATCCTCTGCAAAAATCAAATGTTCAACATTTTGCTCGTCCAACTCGTCGAAATATATAAAATCTGCATCTATTGTTTTCGCTCCCTCCATTGTTTCTGTTGCACGGAAAGCAAATGTCGCATCTGCGTATTTGATTAACTCTACATTGTTTGTTGAATTTGTTTGTTCGATTCTCTTCTTAACATAGGGAGATCGCTTGATGATTTCTTGCCAGCGATCCTGTACAAATTTTTTCATACTTGTTTCGGTTGGAAAAAACCAAACGATTTTTAGAGACCCCTTATCTCCTTTTTTTAAGGATTCTCCGATATAAGTAGTAGAGAGAACTACCTGGGCGCCTTTCATCGCACGAAAGTCCTGGGCTTTATCCATTAGCGAACAGATTTCTTGAAGATAGTGATGACCTTCGAAGGAGTATAATTGGTATTCTCCGTCACGACGAACGTAAACTTTTGTAAGAAGAAATTCAGCGAAAGATTCATTGGATAATTCTCGATTTCCCTTATCGATGATTTGCTGAATAAACTCCTGTTGTTTCACAGAACTCATGAACTTTTTTCCGGCAACGCGATTGGTTCTTCGATAATGGTTCCTTGAACTTCTTTAGCGTTAGTCCATTCCGAATGCCATGCTAATAGATTCTTTTGATGAATTGCCCATTCGTCACTGATCGCTTTTTTCGTCTTCGGTCCTTTCATAAAGAGATCGAGGAGTGTATCCGCTGCGCGGATTAAATCGATGGAACTGGAATCCTCGTTTTCAAATTTTAGTTGATCATTCGCCAAGGCTTTCCATAAATATCCGAGCCCTACCGGATCTTTCGCTTTGCCGATCATTTTACCAGCCTCATCCAAGAACGCATTTCGAACTGCTTGAAGCATCATCGCGTTGTCGGTTTTGATTTTTGAACGAAAGTTCGTAGCTTTCTCTTGGAGTTGTAATTTTGTGACGCGATTTACTTCTTCACGATAATCGAACCAAGTCTTTCCAAGGGCATCTGGTGTCTCGGACCACTTCCGTATCGTATTCGCTGAAATTTTCGGAAACTCCGGTTTCAGAATAGCTTCGATTTGTTCCGCATTTTTTCCGATGAGGAAAAGAGTATAGGCGCGTTGTTTTACGTTTTCCGAATACGCCACTATCTTTTCACGTCCTCCAAATAAAGAATCGTCGGAACTCCTATTGTAAATAGATCGTCCAAGTCGTAGTGTATTTGATGTCCGTTCGGATCTCTATAACTCGGACCGATTCCATACGGATCGGATACTTCGAGTAATTTTTTACCGTTATCGAGTTCTAAAATTCCGAGGACGCGAATGATGTGTCCGCTTTTCGTAAGTTTGGTTCCGAGTCCACAAGGATAATGTCCGTTTTTAAAGTAGTTGCAAAGTTCGTCTTTGTTTCCTGTTTTTTTTACAACGCGCAACTCAATTTTATTAGCACTCATCACTTCGTTGAAGTGTTCCGCGTGAGCGGAGGAATCATAAATGTTCCGTTTGTGTTTTATGATCCAATCTTCGAGCAACGCGTAATAGTTATATGTTGTGAGGTTTACAAAATCAGAAATTTCTTTAAGCATTCCAACGTAGACAAAAAAATCCTGAAACACGTTCCCCATACATTGTTGATTATCACGCAATCCTAAACGCGGTGTAACCTGATCTCCGCGTTGAGGGTTCCAAGGTGCAATGGGATAGGAGCAATAAACTTTCATGGCATCCCCAACAAATTACGAAACTTATATATCAATACACCAACAATCCCAATGACCGCAAAAATCCCAACTACTATCATCGAATTCCTAAGTCCCTTCCACTTGTTTGCTAACTCTTTGAGTTTTGAATTCTCCTCTCTAAGTGATTTTAGCTCTTCATTTTGTTCGCTGCAAACTTCCAAAGCTTTTTGAATATTCTGTTTTTCTTTTGAAGGCGGAAAAGTTTCTACGTCTGCTTTTGCCGATTCGTAAATTGCTTCATTTCCCGTTTTTTGTAAAGCGGTGCAGGCGCAAAAAAATAGTAGAACCAAACAGATCAGTCTCATAGCCGGCTACTCCCAACTGATTCGTTCTGTTTGGGATCGTTGAACACTCTCGATAAAATCATCGGACCTTTTGTCTTTGAAAGATTTTCGTTGATCCGTTTCCCGAGATAGAGAGATCCGGCGGCACCATAAAATACTATCAACCATTGAATCAGATCCATGTGAAGCGGTCTCAAGGAATCCGGCGATATGATTGAAAGAACAGAAAGTGCAATTAGATAAGAGATCGTTAATATAAAAACGATCCAAGTTCGTAATGTTGTATTGGAACGTTTACCGGTCCGGTCATCGGTATATAATGATTTCATTCCGATTTTCTCCGATAGGAGTTCAAACGGATCAAATCCTTAACATCCGATTTAATTTCGGAAAGATCTTTAGAGATTGACGTCATCTCTGTTTCGATTTTTACGATTCGAATCTCGTGATCCTTATACATCGTATTATATTGCACGAGTGCAGAGACCACGAATCCAAGGATGACCAGAACGTCTTTAATCCCGAGTTTGATTTGATTATTAGGTTTATTCTCCATTCATCCCTACAAAAAATTCCCGCCATGTGGCGGGTTAGTTACTACTTAATCGCTACCGATTGTGAGAGAAGAATAGCATGACGCGGACCAATTCGGAAGGTTCTTAAAAATCCTTCCAGAACGTCCTGGCCTCTGTTTTTTTGTAAGAAGTTATACTTGAGAAAAGAAAGGAAGGGTTAATAGATTTGTTTTGTAGTTTTCAGAGTTTGGGATACGCGATCGAGATCGGAGATCAAGAATCTTCTCGTTCTTGGTCCCCACTCAATAAACGGAATTTCATGATCGATAACGTGTCGATTGAAGGAGCGAATCGAAAGATTTAGATAGACCGCCGCTTCTTTGGAAGTAAGCGACTTTCGTTTGTCTCTGGGGATAAGTATTTCTTGAGCTTCTACGAGATCCGAACCGCCTTCGGTTAGCGACGGTTGGATTAATTTTAGAAGTGATCCATTATGAGTATGACCTTTGATCGACGACATGCCATCCGGTTGAAATGGCATATTAGAGTTTTGTCAAGTTTTTTTTATTGGCAGTGTTCTTTCATTACATTATATGCTTCGGTAAAACCTAATTCCCCCGCTTTACTCAGATCACTACAACCAGTATCTTTATTTCCAAGAGCTACCTGGCTTAAACCTCTCAAGTGCAATGCTTCTGCATATTTTGGGTTCAACTTTATAGCGATGTTTAAATCTTTAATCGCCCCCCGTGGATCATTGCAAAAAACTTTAACCCCTGATCGAGAAAAATAGGCTAAGGAACTCTTGGGATTCAACTCAATTGCCTTATTACAATACTGAATGCCATTTGTGGGATTATCTTCATTCGCATGAGAATAACAGACACCTGAATAGAAATCAGAATTTTTTGGTTCTGCTTCAATGGCTTGTAAATAATAATCAATTGCCTTTTCTCTTTGCCTAAGAGAAATCATCAATCGACCTAAATTTGCAAATGCTTGTCCAAACTTTGGATTGATCTCTGTCGCTTTTAAATACAATGTTTCTGCATTTTCAAAATCCTCATTCATTTCCGCTATGTATGCTTTCGAAAAAAACCGTAATCTGATTCAGGAGATATTTCTATAATCTTGTTTCTCAGTTTCTTTTTCTCTTCTTCGTTTAAAGTTTTCATGGATTGATCGAACAATTTTTTCGCCTCATTTCGATTTGTATCCGTGGCAAATAAAACGAATGAAACGAAAAGAATCAAAATAAATATTTTCATAATAAAATTCCTTTAAATTAACAAAAATGAAATCAATGATTGAGTCATTGGTAAGAAATCTAAAAAAAAGGAAAATCAAAAATCATTCCGTCGGATTACGAAGGTATATTGTGATGGTTCAAAAGATTAGTAACTTATTATATGATTTCGTGGCGGACATACGCGCTGGTATCCCGACCTCAAAACTTGTCGAAATTTATACAGAAAAAATCATTCAGGTATTTCGGGAAACATCCGATCAAAAACCGTCTTAAATAGTTCCAGATCGGATTGATTCAAATTCATAATTCGTTCTATTATATAGTAAAGTTTTTTAGACTCGATTTGTTTCATATAAATTCGTTCACGATCGATTTTTTCAAATAATTCATCACGGCCCGTATCTAACAATTGCCAGGCACCCGGTGTAAAACGTTTTTCTCCTTCACCTAATAGCAGCCAAAACGGATTATATCCGTAGGCCTTCATTAATCCATATGCCATTTCGAACGGAATTTGTCTAATTCCCGCCAGATAATTAGCAACAGCGGTAGGTGTTACTCCACCGATCCGGGCCAATTTTGCAGAATTTAGATTCTGTTCGGAGGCTATAATTTTTAGGCGGTCTTTCTGTGTTTCCACTTTCTCACTATTATTCATTTTTTTGTTTGACTCTTGCCTTAAAAAAGCAAGATATTACCGCAATTGTGAGTTAGGTATTGTATCGGATTTATTTTGTCATAATTTATATTTTTACAAAAAAAATGCGCTTAAAAAAGAAAATTTTGTACCGCAATGCCGGTATACTTAGCGCACTTGTTTTATGGGATTAGAGGGACGGAGTTAGAAATGGACTTACAAAATAGAGAGGAATTAGAGATTTTACGCTTAGAAAATCGAATAGAAAAAGTTGTCGATAAATGTATCAGACATAATCCACAAGACTTAATCCCAGAAATCGCTGCGGAAGTTTGGGCATGGTCGATAGAATTATTTAATCATAGTCGTTTTTAAATACTCCTATTTTTCCAGAAAGGTCTTCAAAATTCCTTCCACTTGATCCAATTTTGACTCCGGAATTTTTTCGAGTATCGTTATAATTTTTTTCAACTTTGGCAAGGGTCTCAATCGATGTAACAAACCAAATTCAGTATTCAATCGATTCGATCTATCTATGTCCTCTGCGTTGGCAAACATAGGACCTTCGCCTGTCAATAACCACAAAGGATTTATATTAAACTCCGTTCGCATTGCAAGGATTGTTTTATGACTAGGTTTTTTTGACCGTCCAGTCAGCAAATCATTCAATGACCCATGAGAAATTCCCAATTTCGCCGCAAAATCTATCTGGGTTAATCCTGAATTTTCATAGATTTTTTTATACGTGAATTCATAAAAATATCGGTATTACCGTAATTTTTCTTGACAATTGTCGGTATCACCGATATTACCTATCCAGGCGGGAGAGTTCCCGCCAATATTCGGCCAAAATTGACTCAATACTGCAACTCGTAACATAGAGACAGTATCGTCAAACCGGTGCGAATCGCAAACAAAAAACGGAGTTAAGGCGGCCTTATGATCATTACCAACGGAGACGAGTGCAAGGATTTCATTTGTATCACATTGAAAATGAAAACCCTCGCGAAGTTTGCAAGGGAAGCGGGAATCAACTACGACTATCTTTCAAAAAGCCTGAACGGACAACACTCGTATACTGAAGTCCGTGAGGCTTTCAAAAAATTCGGCGTTCCGTTTCGTATAGGAAAACCTTCTCACAAAAATTCCAAGAAAGGACGGACCGCTGCATGATTTCTTCAACTGCTCTCCACGTTCTTACAGATATCGAAGAAAATATGGTCGTTCAAATCGCGGAATATGTAAAAGAGCAATTCCCAACTTTCGATTGGAGATGGGACGACCATAGTGAGATGAGTGATAAAGAAGTTTCTGCACTCTTTCTTGTTAAAAACGACATCAAACACATCTGCAATAATCATCCAAATCAGATCCAAGAGTTTATCAGAGTTCTTGAATATATTTTGGAAGAGGAGTTTAGCGAATGATGACGGTAAGCGAACGTATCGGGTTTTTAAGAAAGGAAATACTTCTCGCAAAACTCTACGATAAAGACGGAAACCGGAGAACTAACACTCAAATCATCGGCATGCTTCTTTCTCGCTGCGCGATCCAAGACGTGTTTATCCAAGATCAAAAACTCGAAAACGAATTTTCAGCTTGGCAGAACGAACAAATCATAAAGGAGAACTTAGAACTTGAAAACTGAACAGTGCGCGAAATGCGGAAAAAGAACTAGATTCATTTATCAAGGTGATCTGTGCCGAGAATGTTTGACCCCCGCGCTCCAAAGGGGAACGAAAATCATCAACGAAGTTCAACCGCTATTTTTTATACGTTCAAAAACAAAATCTCCGGAGGACGCGGTATGAATACACCCAAGAAAGACAAAATACAAAAAACTCTGAAAATAACAAAACGAGTTTTCGAAGAGTGTTGGAGAGAGATTCCCGAATACATGTCAAAAAAATTATCCGCCATCGAATTGGCCGAATACATTCAGCGTCACATTCTCCCGGTAGTTACCAGGCGAATGTTATCAAACCCTTATATTCAATACAAAGCAAATAGACGTTTGATCGGGGTAGCATGAAAGGGAGTCGGGTTTTACTCAACGGACAACTCATCCATCGAGGAGACCTTTGGCGTCGTGGAAGAGTCATGTCAGAACGCATCGGTCTGATCGTAATCCAGAGTAAGATGACTCTGCGAGACATTGCATTTTTCTACTCTGCCAAATGGTCCCATTTAGTTAAACCACTGGAACATATGGGACCAGATTTAAACACACGGTCCCATATAACCAATTCACCTGAATATATGGGACCATGCTATAGAGAGCATTTGGCGGAAGTCGTCAAAGGCCTCCGGAACACACCACGTTATGCGAAAGCGATCGAAGAGTCTTGGGGGCTTTCGATTGAGGATGTTCGCCGTATTTACCGTGAGGATAAGGAACGAGAAAGATTAGGAGAACCCTATAGTAGAGAAGAAATTAACACATTCGCAAATTGGTATATTCAGATTTTAAAAACAAAAAGGGCGGCATCATGAGCGCACTAAAATCTAAACCGAAAAAAGAAAACATAGATTTAACGATTTTGAGGGTTTTTCTAACGTATCCGTCGATTTTTAGACATTACGCGGATGTCGCATTACTGACCTTAAACGAAGGAAAAACACGCACAATTCACCGCGCTCTAGAACGATTATACAAAGCAGGACTTCTGAAAAAATATAGGATCAGTTCTTATCTAAATGCCGAACTCATCAACTCTCTTTATGGAAAAAAACCATAATTCGGGAAAATCTTTCAGCATCCACAGAATATTCAACAGACCGGAGCGTAGGACTGGAACTTCAACTGGTTAAGCATTTTGTTTCGGACTCATCTGGACTTTGGACAGTAACTGAACTTGCTCTTTTGCTGGCTCGACCCAGTGCAACGATTCAACACAACCTAAACATGTTAGTCGAACACGGCTTAGTGATGCGTAACGCAGTTGACAATCTGAAAAGTAAAACGAATCCAGTGGCGTATAAACTCCATCCGACTTTTGCTATGAACCTATCTTCGGATAAACCGAAAATTTTGAAAACTATTCAGGAGACAATTACACAATGAATTTAGAGATCGAACAAAATATAGAAACCGCACTCGTTCCAAAGACAGGTGGAGATTCAGAGCGAGAGTTATTAGCCAGAGCCATTTACTTGAGTCAGAGAATTCAAAGTAATCTAATCGCATTCTGTTTTGACTTAAAGGAAATGAGGGATCATAAACTTTTTATTAAATTAGGATTCGAGACATTCAAAGATTACTTACAAGCCACTATGCCCAAGTTTATCCCGATTAGTTTTGCAAAAAATATGCTGATGCTTTCGGACAAGATGAGTGAGGAAGAATACTCCGGAGTGGATCAAGATCAGATCAAGGCATTAGCAAAAATCGCTTCCGATTCGGATGTATATAAAATTACAGGGATGGGAACCGTTCATTTTCTCGACGGCAAAGAACTTACTATCGAGGAATACGAATCCATCCGCGCTGAAGAAATCGCACAGAACACAAAAACTTACCGCGAAGCGATTAAAGTTGTTGAAGAACATAAAGAACTTACGAAAGAAAAATCACGTTTAGAACGCGATCTTGAAGTCAATGAGAGTTTAATTGAAAAACAATCTGACAAAATAAAAATCCTTACCGACGCAATCGATTACATTGCGAAAGAGAAAGGAACCGAATCCGATTTAATCGCAACGGTCACAACAAAGATCGGTGCGTCGAAACGAGTGATGGAACTACTTCTCTCCATCGAACAAGCGGTAGTCGAAATCAACAATATCGACGAGGCATTGAAAAGCGATAACGATGTGGCGGCGGCAGTTCTTCAACTCGAAACGATGTTCAAGCTCGCAGTTACTAAAATCAATAACGCGTGGAATCCGCATTTTTTCGCTATTCAAGAAAACTAATAAAAGGAATATAAATCATGAATATCAAACTTAACTCATATTCAAAAAGAGAATCAACATCACTTAAACGTATCTGGGATTTCGTAATTATTGATGAATATTCGAAATCCTTCTACCCAAAGAATTCGTTCAGCAAGGGTCGTTCAAACGTGCCAAATTTCAAATCCTTTCTTTCTGAATTATCATAGTAAGGAGTAAGGATAGAATGGGAAGACGAGAGATCGACATAACTATTTTAAACGAACGATTCACAATGTGGAAACATGCCACATCACGTTTTGAAAAGAAGAATGTCGTTCTTACGTTTGCGGAACAGTTTGGAGTGTCGAAAGAAACGATCTATGACCGTTTTCGAGAGATTGAGAACGGAGTTTCGAGAACGATTGTCGCAGGATACTCAGGAGTCGCACAAGTTCGAAAAACGAGATCTCAACTCGAAGAAGAAAAAGCACACATGATGACGATCGCTCTCATCAAACGCGGGGGAAAAGTTGGAAAACAAGGTTACGGAGTTTCCACAGAACTCGCGATTACCGCAGCCGAAAACGAAGGGCTGATTCCACGCGGAAAATATACTCGATCAACTGTCGATCGCCTTCTCAATCAACTTGGAATCTCTACGAAACTAATCGATACTCCATCCGTAGCGACCGAATTGATTAGTCCATATCCAAATCACTGTTGGATTGTGGATGCAACCATGAAGAATCATTATTTTTTGAATATTAAAAAAGACAGAATCGATTATAGAGACGATATCAAATACGATTCTTCGCATGCGATGGATATTTTAGAAAAACATGATTTAAAACGGATCTGGGATTATTTCATTGTAGATAATTATTCGAAATTATATGTAATGATGACGTTCGCACCCGATCCCAAAACGATTGGAGCAAAACACGGAGGAGAAAACACAGCCGACTGGATAACGTTTTTAACGTATGTGATGTTAATCAAAAACGATTTACGGATTCCGATCTACGGAATCCCGAAATTGATTTTCTGTGACGAAGGTTCCGGATTGAATTCGAATCACATGAAATCTTTCCTTGGTCGGCTTGGAATCGAGGTTCGAACTCACTTACCCGGCCACGCAAGCGCGAAAGGTGCCGTAGAGGCACGAGTCGGAGCGTATAAACGAACATTCGGAGTTACAATTAACAGAAGTCGAATTTATTCTCTCGATGAATTAAGAAATTATGATAATCGATACCTAATCTTTGACAATAATAAAAAAGGCACATTTCAGAAATGGGCGGATGGGACGAAGGATTATCCGATAACAAAAGCAACTCAGAAAAACATTCAAGACGCTCTTGTTACCGAAGACGAGAAAGTTATCACCAGATACGGAACGATCCAAATCGATAAACAACAATTTTTTGTCAGCTCGGAACTACCACGCGGAACAAAAGTCGTTGTATTTACAAACAGCGAAGGGAAGCGATGCGCTCAAAGCGACGACGGTAAAATCTTCCAAGTCAAACCGTATGGAAAGATTCAACGCAACATAGAGACATTCGAAATTGCAGATGGACGAGGACATGAAGTCCGCGTTTCAGAACTTCAACAATTACGAAAGCAAATTCAAAACGAATCCCGAAAATTTAAAGAAAAAATCAAACCGGAATCATATCTCAAAGACACGAATATAACATTCTTCCCCGCACAAGGTGAAGATGCTGAAACACATGTCGCAATGGCTCCCGAAAAGGTTCTAAAAGTAGACGAAGCGATTACTTACGTATTCAACGAAACCGGTTTCACTGCGGATGAAATCGGAGAGGAAGACCTCGATGCTATGCGAGAAGTTTTCGGAAAAATGATCGATCAATACGGACACGTTCCGGCGGAAACACTTTACAAAATCGTAAACATCTATCTCGGAACCGGAACGAACGGTTAGGCAATTATAAAATTTAAGGAGTTACTACAAGTGAAGGGAAAAGAAGAAAAATCACACATAAAGAGCATTGCGTTAATTAAAAACTGCATTCAGGGGTTTTCCATTTCTACGTCTCGCGCAATTGTTATGGCGGAAAGAGAAGGAATAATTCCGATCGGAAAATACAAACGTTCTACAGTTGATCGTTTGCTAATTAAATACGGATTTTCAACACGATTAAAAACTGTTTCAACTGGTAAATGAAGGAGTTACTACAAGTGAGAGAAGAAACTAACAACGCACTGGAAGAATGCGAAGATGTATTCGTTGAAACTAAAAATGCAAAACGAGTATTGAAATTTTGTAAAGACGTGATTAAACGTAATCAGTGGGCAGTAGTCACCGGAAAACCCGGTGCTGGCAAATCAGAAATCAGAAAAGAACTTCTGCGACAACTTGGAAAAAAAAGGATTATATTGTGATTGAAGTTCCAGTATTTCATTCAGTGCAACCTCGTTCCGCTGCGCTCATGAAGGAAATGATCCGGGCAATAAACCCGGACGTTCATGTTCCTGGTTCGATAGAATCGAAATATAGATTACTTCGAAGTGTATTGACTGATGCGCTCGATTCTGGTTACAAGGTCGCGATCGTTTTCGAAGAGAGCCATAATCTTTCTCATAATATGATGAGAGAGTTAAAGCTCATTCATGAAATCGAGGCGATGGGTAAAACACATTTATTTTCTATGGTAATGTTCCTCCAAGCCACTCCTCAATTTGGAGAAATTTTCCGAACCCGTGAAATCGGAAAACGTGTTCTTTTGGAGGAAATGGATCTCCCAACTTCTGAAGAAGCTATCGAAATAGCGGAGAAAAGATTCAGTTTAAGTTTCAAAGACGAATCTGCGAAATCAGATTTTCTTGATACAACTGGTGAATATCCTGCATCGATAAAACATCTTGCTCAATCTTTGTGGTTGTTGCCGGATTTCAATGGAGTCGTCACAAGAATCACATTAACAACTATTAAAGCAAAGGCTTTCAAAGAAGCTCTTTTAGAACACAAGATTTCTAATCGAATGATTCAACGCTTTATAAAAAGAGAAATTAAAGAAGATCTTTCTGTTGGATTCATAAATGAATCGCTCAATCACAAACGAAACGGATCAAAGGCAGAAGCTGTTCGCGAACTTGCAAGTAAAATGTTGAGTGAAGCGAAAGAAGAAGCAAAAGCCGTCTAACGCATTTTTTTTAATTAGGAGGAAAAATGTCTAACGAAACGAACGAAGAAACTAAGGGAAAGAAAAAAGGAAGCGGTGAAAAGAAGGAGAAGGTGGTAAAAGAAAAACCCGCTCCTTTTATCATCAACTCAGAATCCGAGAAAGAAACAGCGTTGCTTGAAATTCAAGAAATGATGGGAAAGATCAAAAACGATTCTGAATTAAAAGGATGGGAGGATGAACTGGAACAACTCAATAAGCGTGCAATAGAACTGAAAGCACTGATTAGCGATCGTAAGAAGTTCGCGTCGTCCGAGAAAAAAGGCATGGAAGAAAAGATCATGCTGATGAAAGCAGGAATCGCGGATTACGAAGTAGACAAAGCTCTCGGTAAAACCGCGTAAAAGGAGCGCAGACATGCTAGTTAAAAAGAAGACGGTAAAGAAAAAGGCCGTAAGAAAAACGGCGAAGAAAAAAACGGGAAAGGTTCCAACAACTTCGGTGGTTCCTTCTTCTTCGAAAGGGCTCGCTGTAAATATGAATCCCGAAAAATCGGATAAGGAGGTAGGAAGTGGCAAAGAAAACACCGAAAGGGAAAGTTGAACTGCCAGAAAATCTCTATAAAAATCGCGCTGATCTCACTCAAGCTATAGCACAGCTTGGAGAGATCAAGCGCGAAAGAGATCGCGTCAAAAGTGAGGTAGACGACCAAATCAGCCAACTAACAACGCAACTCCAAACCGAACTTACCCCGCTGGATGTAAAAATCCAGCACATTGTTTCTGGGATAAGGCTCTACGTGGATGAGCACTTGGATGAATTATTTCCGGATCCAGAATATAGAACCTGCAAACTTCCGACCGGTTTATTAAAACTTCGAAAAGTTCCAGCTTCGGTAAAAACTCGTGGAACCAAAAAACTCTTTGAGAAGATTCTGAGCGAGAATGGAATTTTAGAAAAGTTCAATGCTTGGACTTTGAAGTTGAGTGGACTATTTATTCGGGTTAAATTGGAGTTTAACAAAGATCAGATATTATCAGATCCTTTGAGGGCATCGAAAAACGGGATCGATTTAAACGAGGAAACAGAACGACTCTACATCACTCCAAGTGAAATCGACGCTGAAATAGAAGCCGTGGGAGATGCTGCATAATGGTTCTTCCACCAACTTCCGAAGTTACTTATTCAAATTTGCTCTCCGTTGTGGAGAGCTTTTTGAAATCTCGCCAAAGATCCTATTTCAAAAGCACTCAGAAAGAGACGATAGCGCTCAATCAGTTTATGAATAATGGAATACCGGCGTCAAAAGTTCTCGATCTTTTGGAAAAACTCATCGCGATCCGTAAACATCCTAAATTCGGAAAAGAATCATTTTGGATTTCTGCAACCGAAAATATTTCCGGAGCTTACGCGTATATGCACAAAATCGAAACTGTTTACTCTGCGGTTTGGCCCGATACAGAAAAACGGAAGGAAGACCAAAATCTTAAAGATCCGAAACTCGGGTGGAAGGGATTCTTAGAATTTACTAAGCAGTTAAGTCGTGATCTTCAAAGTGAAATTAAGAATCTTCCGATTTCCGAAAACACAGAATCGAAGACTATACAAATTCCAGAGTGTTCTGAGAAAGCAAGACTATTTATATTCAAATTCTTTCATGAATCAAATTCAGGTTGGAAAATCATAAAAGGAGAACCGAATGCAAACAACGTTTAAAGCGCAGATTAAGATTCAGTTAGAAGATCTTGAATTTAATGATTTTTCCGCCGCCGTTCAAAATGAATACGGAGTGGTAAACATCAATACGATGACTCAATACGCTAAGAAAAGACTCGGGGTTTCTCAAGCAACTATTGAAAAACTAAAAGAGGATCGAAGAGGATGAAACGTCCTCTAACTGGAAACTTGAATTGCATGATAGAGAAACGCTTTCATGGTCCACTCAATCAATCAGAAGTTCGTGATATGATGATCTTAGCTCGGTGCAAACATGGTTACTACGGTGGCTATCCGGCCGGTTTTTTGGAACGTGCGCGCTTACTTCTTGTTGGTGGAAGTCAGGACGCTTCTATCTGGCACATTCCAGGGGGAAAAGCAAAAGAATATAATGGTATTCGTGGTGGTGTGTCTCTTACCGGATTCGGAAAGTATGATAAAACAATCGATCTTGATCCTAAATGTAATCCCGATATTTGCATAGACGTACGTAAAATCGAAGAACATTTTATTCCGTGGGATAACGGAACGATTATGTTTATTCCTCCGTTGGATGCTCCGGATCTATTTTATGAAACTAACAATCAGCATAAAAACATCCGGTATTATTTCAAACCGAAAGCGATTATAATAGATCGTCCTTACGATGAAGAGAACGCAGATAAATACGCTCCAGGTAGAAGAGCACTTCCAAATTTAAATAAACTTTTGATGGACTGTCTTAATCTCGTAGAACGCGGTTCATTAGTCGGAGTTCTTGATTACAAATGGCCTAATCCCTCTCCTTCGAATAGATATGAAGAGGTATCGGTTTACTCAGTGGGAACTGGTAGAGGATGTAACGCTCGTTGGTTTACGATTTGGAGAAAGAGATGAATCAAAAGTATTTTGGACGCATTTCATTTCTTGATCGAGAATTACTGATCTCACTAAATTTTGTTTTCGAAGCGAAATGTATCTCTCAAGTTTACCAACTCGTTCAAGCTAAATATAAAATTACAGAAGATCAAATCTTAGATTTAAGAGTAACAAATCGGAAAGCACTCAAAACACATAAGGAAAATTCATTTAAACAATGGATGGAAAAATCTTTTAAAGGAAGGGATAAAAATGAATGATTGGGAAATTATAAAAATGATCTTATTATATACGTTTTGGACTTCGATCGTTTTTTTCTTCTTATTAGCAGTTATTGTTCGGGTGATCGTCGATTATGTAACGTTCTTTTCTTCATGGTTTAGCTCTGATTCAAAACAAATCTCATTACAAAAATATGTAACCGAAGCTCTTAGTTATAAAGGACCATTTAAAGATAGAGTAATGGCTAAAGCATTACTTAGAATGGCAAGAGATATCGATTCATTAAAGGAATCAAAATGAAAATAGTAACATCCTATCATCATAAAACCGATGAACTATTGTCGGATGGATTCGTTGTTTTTAATATTTCCCGATTTTCTCCTCGCTGGGTTGCAAAAGGTAAACAAATTCAATTTAAAACACTCGCTCCCTCAAAAGAAATGCTAAACGAAGGATACGATTGGGAAGAATTCGATTCTATTTTAGAAAAACTTGATGCTAAAAAAATAATAGAACAACTCAAAACGCTATCCGACGGCAATCCAATTGCATTGTGTTGTTACGAAAAAGATCCAGACAAATGTCATCGTTCTCGCGTCGCTCTTTGGTTATTCAAAAGCGGATTTCATGTAGATGAATATAGGGAGCATAAAACAGTAAAATGAAGGCCTTATCGATCCAACAGCCATGGGCGTGGTTAATAATTCGCCCAGATCTTCCTGATCCAAAAGATCGAGCCATCGCATGGAATAACAAAGAAATTAAAGATATTGAAAATCGTAATCGGAAAACAAATTTTAGAGGGAGATTTTTAATTCATGCCAGTCAAAAATTTGATCACGAGGGATTGGAATATATCCAAAAAAATTACAAACTTTGTTTAGGAATGACCGTCAATGACTTTGACTTTGGATGTATCATTGGCGCGTCTATCTTATCTGATTGCGTTGAGCATTCGGATTCAAAATTTTTCTTCGGAAAATATGGATATATTCTTAACGATTCGAAACCTTTTTTTCCAATTCCGTATAAAGGAAAATTAGGATTTTTTGAAGTAGATATCTAAGTATGAATCACACGACTATTGAATGGACTGATCTGACTTGGAACCCTACGACTGGTTGCACGAAAATATCAAGTGGTTGTAAAAATTGTTATGCTGAATCTCTTACAAAACGTTTTGAAAAAATGTGGGGAAAGTTTTCGGAAATAAAATTGCATCCGAAACGATTGGATTTTCCACGTACGGTAAAAGGAAAACGTATATTCGTAGATTCAATGTCTGACCTTTTCCACAAAGACATTCCGTTCGAATTTTTAGATCAGGTCCATTCAGTAATGGCGGAATGTCCTGAAAATATCTTTCAGATTCTTACAAAAAGAATCGAAAGAGCAAAAGAATATTACTTTTCTAGAAAGCATTTTAATTTAGAAAATGTTTGGTTGGGGACTTCGATAGAAAGTCAAAACGTAGTCGAGGATAGAATTCGTCATCTTATACAGATTCCGACTAAAGTTCGATTCCTTTCTTGCGAACCTCTGTTAGAGGAAATCGATATTTCTGTATTCTTAAATGCTTGGGGATATATCGACTGTTTTCCTATCGATTGGGTTATCGCCGGCGGTGAAAGCGGCCCAAAAGCGCGGCCAGTTAAAGCGGAAATGATTCTATCTCTTCGTGATCAGTGCAATGATGCGAGAGTTCCATTTTTCTTTAAGCAATGGGGTGGAAGAAATAAGAAAATATCTGGAAGAGAGTTGGATGGAAGAGAATGGAATGAATTTCCGAAGGAGGTTGTTAGATGAGTAGTCTTTCCCAAATTTGGACGTTAAAATCTAAAGCCGCCATTTCAGAAGATAACTTCCGAAATCTTGTTGAATCAATTTCAGGAAAAAGATCTACGAAGAACCTTTCTAAAATTCACTTAGAAAAAATTGCGTCTGCTATTTACAAATTGCATCCTGAGTTGAAGAAGAAAAGAATCAATAAGCGCAATAAATACTCATCTATTCCAAAAAACGTATATAAAATCGAATCGATTCTAACCCCAGATCAGAATGAAATGATAAAAAATCTGGTCACTGCTTTAAATATTTCAAGTGAGTATAAAAATTTAACTGTTGATTCTCTTCCTTTAAAAATGTTCAAAAAGAAATTGAACAAAATTTCAAGACATGAGGCTCAATCTGTTATCGAGGCTCTCAAAAGAATTTTGATTCGCACAAATCAAGAACAGTTCGATCAATATTTTAAGAATGGAATAACTCGTTCGGAAAGCGTTCTGCGGATCTTGCGTCTGATTTTAGTTCGTGGAATGGGGATTTAAGTTGATTTTTGGTCTTGGAATCCTACGTTTTAGAGATGTTATTTCGTATTATTTCTTTAGTATATTCAAGATTTTTGTTCTTTCGTTTTTAATATTCTGTCCATAACTGGTCTAAAAACCTTCTAAAACCCCTTTAAAAAGCCTGTTTTCCCTCGATTTTCCTACGTTTCGGTTTAGACTTTCCTGGGTATCTGCTCTTCCAGTGTTAGGGGGGTATAAATTCCGGGATCAAGGAATTCATGTTTAAAAAAATATTTTTTACAAAAAACACAATAGAGTTTTTGAAAAATTTCATAGTGGCGATCAACAAAATTACTTCAATCGACCATTTCTATAAAACAGATGAAGAATTCATTTTTCAGAACTCTATTGTAGGAATTCCCGTAAATTTATATTTCACAGTGGAACTTTTAAGGTCCATAATTTTACTGTACAAGGTAAAATTCAGAGGCAGAAGGCCAAAAACAAAATGGTAAAGCAACCCCAAAATTTTTTTAAGATATAGCAAAAATCAATACTTTAGAAAATTAATATATAATTAAAGCGAGTTCGGCC